CCTGCTCGGCGACCGATCCAACCGCAAGACCGAGGATCTGTGGACGCTGTGGTCCCAGGCCCGCTCCGCCATCGCCGAGCGCGAAGCCTACGATCCCAACTACGGATCGGGCGATGCCTACGAGCGGCTCGAGGGCGCCGTGGCGCAGTGGGCGGCGACGAACAAGACGTTCCGAAATCAGGCCATCGCCGCGTCGAAGTGGGACGCGACCTTCCGCAAGGTGCTGGGCAACCGTGAAGTGTCGATGTCGCTGTTCGGCGCGCCGCTCGATTCGGAGTCCCGGGCGCACTGGGATGCCTTCCTTGACGGTGTGGATCAGATACAGCAAGTGGTTGATGCCGCCAAGCTCGCCGATCCAGCCGGGACTCGATACGACCCGAAGTCCAAGGTCGCCTACAACGTGCTCCGCGCCAAGCTCGTGCAGTACGCCAACGTGCTCAGCCAGAGCTCGCCCGAGTTCAAGGCGCAGTGGGATTTCCTCGAGGAGGCGTCGGGTCCCGACCCCGCGGTGAGCTACTTCATGCCCGAGTTCGACAGCTACTACGGCCCCCTGTGGGGCTACCCGGGGAGTTGAGATGGCGCCGGACCCGCCCAGCTACATCGGCCCGCCGACCCTAGAAGACATCCCGAAGAAAGATCGGGTTGGTGGTGGGGGCGACGAGAACGCGCCGCCGGGACTTGACCTGTCGGACCCGATCATCGCGGCGCTGCTCGGCGGGATCGTCGGCGGCGGGGGATCCTCGAGCAGTGGCTCGAGCGGTGGTTCGAGCGGTGGCGGCGCTCCTGGTGATCCGCAGGTGAGCGAGGCGACGGCGTTCTACCTCGAGCTGTGGGGCAAGCTCCCGCCGAACGGGTACGTCCAGAACTTCATCGGCGGGCAGACCGACATCTTCGACTTCATCCGGTTCCAGCACTCCCGCCCGGGCGCGCGCAAGACGCGGTTCTACGCTGACCGTCTGGCCGGGTACGCGGCTCAGTCGGCGTCGATCATGGGGCGGCGCTGATGGCGAAGAAGCACAACGTCCCCGACGTCGAGGCCGGCGAGCTCGCGGGGATCCTTCGCGGCTACGGCCTGAACCCCAAGATGTTCGACGACCTCATCAACGATGCCGTCATCAACCAGTGGTCGAGCGCCCAGTTCGCCGCCGAGCTCTACAGCTCCGACGAGTTCCAGCGGATGTTTCCGGGGATCTTCAACAAGGACGGCTCACTCAAGATGTCGCCGTCGCAGTACCTCCAAATGGCGTACGGCATGAACGGCTACCAGGACATCGCCAAGCAGTTCGGCATCAAGGTCGGGCCCAAGAAGATCGGGACGCTCATCCACGGCAACGTGTCGCCGGACGAGTGGGCGTTCAAGGCGATGGTCTACCAACAGGCCAAGGCCACCGAGGAGTACCGAAACGAGTTCAATCAGGTGCTCGAGGCGTCCGGGGGGCAGGCGCTCTCCAAAGGCGACTGGTTCAACTTCATCGCCCGCAAGTCGCACGCCCGCGTCGAGAACCTGTACGAGGCCGTCGCGCTCCGCATGGCCGACCTCGACATCAGTCCCGAGGCGGCGCTCGAGGCGGCCAAGGCGATCGGCGCCGAGTCCCCGACCGAGAAGGTCGACATCAACGCGATCATCGGCGAGGTCCGCAAGTTCAAGAACAGCATCGGCCCCGAGCTCGAGGCGGCCGGCATCACCGACGCCGATCTCGCCGTCCTGCAGTCCGGCGGTGCGGATCCTCGAGGGCTCTCGACGACGCTGCAACAGATCCTCCGCAACCGGGAGAAGCTGGTCGGGTCCGGCCTCGGTGGCGCCGGCCGGCAGTCGCAGTTCGCGCCCGCGCGCGAGGGACTGTAAACATAGGTTCCAGATAGGTTTCCGTTGACGGGTCTCCGATGCTTCCGCTGACCGCGAAAGCCGCGGCGCCGCCCGATGCGGGCGGACCGATCCCCAAGGGGGTGAGGCGCGTGAGCATGGACCCAGGGGACCTGGGCATGGACCCAGGCCAGGGACCAGGCGGTGCGGGGACTCCGACCCCAGCGGCCGACGATCCACGCGACGTGGAGATCGAACGGCTGAAACAGGAGAACCACGACCTCCGTGAGCAGCGGCGTGGTGACAGGGCGAAGGCGCTAGGTGCCGAGCACGGCCTGACGCCAACGCAGGTCGAGCTCCTCGGCCTGGTCGCAGCGGACCAGATGGAGGAGAAGGCCCAAGCGTTGGCCGCCGAGCGAGGCGGCGCCCCAGCTCCCACACCAGCTCCGGCCGGCGACGCGCCGACAGGAGACCAGCCGCCCGCCGAGCCCGTGGGCGATCCCGTCTTGGAGAGCTTCGAGGACTTGCCGGGGCCCGACGCCGCGGCACGTCACAAAGCGTTCCAGGACGAGCTCGCCGAGCGGATCAACGGCGCGAAGTCGCTCGAGGAGATCGAGGGGATCCAGCGCGAAATGCGCGACAGACAGCGCGCCGCTCGGAAGGGGCTGGGGTAGCCCGAACCTCCCGGCCGGCGCTCGAGGTCGGAGGGAGTAGCAGATGCCAGCACCGTCCATGACCACTGCGGACGGCGCGGGGACGTTCGGTGGAGACACCGTGAAGCAGGTCTTCAACCGGGCGGCCCTGGATGCGTTCCGGGCAGCCAACGTGTACCGCGCGGTAGCCGACGTGAAGTGGGACGAGTCCGACGATCCGATGCCGGGCAACCCCATCACCTTCACGATCGTCAGTGCCATCGCGCCGGCGATTTCGGCGATCTCCGAGACGGTGGAGCCCACGCCGGGCAACATCTCGGACACGCAGAAGTCGATCACGCTGGCCGAGTACGGCAACGCGGTCAAGCCGTCCAAGAAGTTCAAGCTCACGTCGTTCCTGAACCTGGACACGGCGATCCCGCGCGAGATCGGCGCGCACATGGAGGAGTCCGTCGACATCATCGCCCGTGACGTTCTCGTGGCCGGGACCAACGTCCTGTACGCGGGGGCGGCGACCTCGCGGGTGACGGTGGCGGCGACCCACAACCTGACGGCGAACAACGTCAGGCGTGCGCGTGCGTTCCTCGCCGGGAAGAACGCGCCGCCCCCACCGGGGTCGACGATGTACGTGTCGTTCATCCACCCGGACATCAGCTACGACCTGCAGGCTGAGTCCGGGCAGCAAGCGTGGTCGGCGCCGCACGTCTACTCCGACCCGCAGGCGATGTACACCGGCGAGATCGGTGCGCTGTCGGGAGTTCGGTTCGTGGAGAACGCGAACGCGAAGAACTTCGTCAACGCGGGCGTCGGCTCGACGGTCGACGTGTACATCACGCTGTTCTGTGGGCTGCAGGCTCTCGGAGAGGCAGTCGGCGAGTCGCAGCACGTCGTGATCGCGGGCCCGTTCGACGACCTGCAGCGGTTCGTCTCGATCGGCTGGTACGGGATGCTCGGCTACGGTCGGATCCGCGAGGACTCGCTGGTCCGGTACGAGGCGGCATCCTCGATCGGCACCAACTGATCGGGAGGAGGAAGGCTTGGGGGAGCCGGGTTCGACGTCCCCGGCTCCCCTAGGCACCGACGATGGACAGCTACTTCATGCCCCCGGTCATCAAGCGGGTGCCGCCGCCCGAGCGGACGCCCGAGGTCCGCTCCGCCAAGTACCGGCATTTCTTCTGGTACTGGCGGGGCGTCTCGCCCGTCATCGCCGACGTGGAGTACCAAGGCGGTCGGTGGCACGGGCCACTGTCGGCGCAACAGATCACCGACATCACGGCCGCGGGGTTCGGCTCGAGGATCTTCGCGGTGACCGACCTAATCCAGCTCCCGGCCAACATCCCCGAGGACATCGTGTGATGGGCCGTTCCTTGACCGTACGGACAGGCTTCGACCGATGAAGTGCTGGTGTGGCAGCGAAGCCACCGCCAACGGGAGCGAGTGCTCGACGCACTACCTCGAGCGGCTGCGGTCGGTGCAGACCGCGTTCGCCCCGACGCGCTCCCTCGGCGCCGGGCAGATGGACCCGACCAAGAGCCGGCGTCAAGAGGCCCGGCTCGAGGACTACCGCCGCGTCCGGTACGAGGGGAGCCAGCCGGCGTCGACGCGGCGCAGCGACATCGAAGTGGCCAAGCGTGAATCCGATCGAACCGGCGCCGCTCACCGAGCAGATCGTGCGGCGCTCGAAGCTGCGGGGGTGAGTAGATGAGCAAGGCGAAGGAGGAAGCTGCCAAGGCCGAGGGGCGCAAGCAACCGCTGTCCAAGGACGAGCTCGCGCTCGAGGACGCGCGCGAGAAGCTCCATGCGAAGCGGGGCGACAAGGCGGCGGCCACGGCGTTCAAGAAGGCGGCGGCGAAGGTGCACGAGGCTCGCAAGGCCGCGCGGATCCAGCGTGAGGCCGAGGGCCCGCCGGAGGCCGCGCCGGGTGATGCGGTCGTGAGACTGGGAGGGCCGGCATGAACCTGATCCGACCGCGGTCGATCGAACGACCCGTCCGGGCGGAGCCAGACGGCCGCATCGGCGGGGTGCACACGGAGCACTGGGACGATCACGTCGACGCCAAGGTCTTCGCCGGCCGCGGCGTCCACGTGAACATCCCGGACAGGGGCCTGCTGTTCCCGGGTCACGGGCTCCTGCTGCCCAAGCCCCCGGAGCCGGTCGAGACGATCCGCACCAAGAGCGGGCGGATCGTGCCGGTGATGTCGGGAGGCGCGTTTTCGGCGTCCGGCCTGTACGTCGACAACTGGGTCGACATCCTGGACGCGACGCAGCTCGCCATCGACACGTCGCTCACGACCCACAAGTGGGCGCTGTTCCTGGACGCGCTGACCCCGGACTACTCGGCGAACGTGGACTTCACCGCGGCGCCGTACACGTCGAACCAGTCCTCGGGGACCGGGTACACCGCCGGCGGGCAGACCATCGTCTCGCCGACGACCACCGAGTCGCCGGCCGGCACGCTCACGTACGACATGGCCGACCAGGTGTGGGTGGCGCCGACCTCGGTCACGGCGCACGGCGCGGTCGAGTACGCCGACGCGCTCGCCGGTAACAACCTGATCTGCGGGATGACGTTCGGCGCGGACTACACGTCGACGGCCGGCACGTTCACGATCCAGTTCAACTCGCTGGGCGTGTTCTACTTCGACCTGACGCCGTAGGAGGTAGCGGATGCGCGCTCATGCAGGAGCACGGACCGCCAACCTCATCACGGCGGCCCGAGGCCCGAAGATCGCCGCGATCGCCAACCGGCCGTTCTGGCTGGTCGAGGTCGGCGTCTACAACACGACCGACACCGAGTTCGCGGTCGCCCTGCAGCGGGCGACGGCGGTCGGCACGGGTGGCACGGCACTGACCGAGCTCAACGCCGACAAGGAAGACGCGACCGTTGATGCCACCGCGATCAACACGCCGACCGCCGACGACACCGTGGCTGCCGGCGAGTACGCGCGCGCGACGCTTGGTGCTGCCAAGGGCGCCGGCGCGGTGTGGACGTTCGGCAAGAACGGCCTGTTCTGCCCAGCGGGCACGGCCAACGCTCTCGGCCTGTACCTGCCAACGGGTGCCGCTCAGCACTTCGACTTCTACTTCATCTGGGACGGCTAAGCCGTGGGGGTCCGACGGGGCCACTCACGGGCCGGCCACTCGGGGGCGCTTCGTGCGCGCGTTGTCGGGCCACCGGCGGACCCGGGCACGTTTGGTCCAACGATGGGTGTGGCGGCGGTCAAGGCCAGCACCGCTCCACAGGCCGTCGTCCAGCCGCCGGACGTCCACCAGCATGTCTTCCCCACCGATACCGGAGCGCAGATTCGGGCGAAGGTCGCGGCCGCGGGAGTCGGTGGGCGGGTGTTCTTCCACAAGGGCCACTACTACCTCGACACTGCCGGGTCGAATGGACAGTGGCTCGACCTGTTCCCCGATAGCGCCTACCGCAACATCAAGATCTGGTTCGAGTCCGCTGCCGGGTATGACCGGACCGATGTCGATTCCGCATGGCTCGACCACCAGTTTCACGGCGTCGCGGTCGGCATCTGGAACCGGACGGGTGGAGCACCGAGCGGGCCATTCCCCGCGCAGGGAGTCGAGCTTCGCGGCGGCGTGTTCACGAACCTCGGGCGGGATAGCAACGCTCATCACTCGTGGGGCTCAACCGTCCGGCTGG